CAAGATCCGTGTTCGTGCCGTAATAACGTACACGTCCTGCTAGATCGCAGGCATCTGATGTGACTGATCTTTTAAACCATACTACAATGGCCGATTGCGGCGTCTAGTAGCTGGGTAGATCCAAGTCTCGGACCACCTCGATTGCGTCGAGGCGTCAGATGGCCACTACGTGGCATATTCCCGCCCTTCCAACAGTAGCGCAATGCTGTACTGTACTGTCGTTCCTCGGAAGCGAGGTCAGTCTTGGAAGATTCAATAATAATTGCCGGAAGTCATCCGGGCGGGGGGCCTAAGAGGCTTATGCCTGAGTCTGTGGCAGGCGGCTGACGATCAGCTCGCCCAACAGTCCACCTACAACTGTGTTCGTGTAGGTCAGGGTGGTTCCAACCACCGCATCGAGGACCACGGTCTGCGAAAACGCAGCCGTACCGGAACCGGCTACGAACAGCCCGGTTCCACCAAGTCCAAAGGTCGTGACAAGCGATCCACTCGCCGACACCGCAGGAGGAGAACTCTGCGTGTCAGTAGTCGAGGTGGCGTTGTACTGGACAAGGTACCGACCTGAAACAGCGAAAGTGACAACGTTATTCGCGTTCAGAGTTACGAGGGTAGAACTACCCGCCGAAGTCGTCTGAGTAAGCCCCATGAAGGCGGCAGTACTAGGCGCAGCACTCGACAACAGGTGCTGGGAGGCAGCAAAACCTGCAGAGGGCGTCTGTGGAGTGAAGAGTGTAACGTCATACTCAACCCAGACCAACCCCCAATTCGTAACAGCACCGTCGGTGGTAGTCACAAAGAGGTTACCAGCATCATAGGTCTTGATGTCCTGGTTTGCAGCAAGCGAGGCTTGTCTGATGAACTTCTTGGGGCCCATGGGGAACATAGCGTCCGGGCGGAGTTCACAGCAGATGTCCTTCCATGGAGCATCTTCCTGCACATCCTCAAAACTCGCCGCTATGAACTCGGAGCCAGGAGCGGCATCCGCGGGATCATAGTCGGGCACCAGCTGTACGGAGCCTGGTGTTGCTGACGAGCAACGAGTATAGTAGCAAAACCGCAGCTTATTGAAGCGGTACGTCTCCCAAGCACCAGCCTGCGTTGACAACCAAGGGAAGGTTGAAGCAAGGCCTGGGTTAAGGGCGAGAGACGCGGCAACTGTATACGAGCCAGTGCCGGCTACTTTCGTGACTAGTTCACGATGTACGATCCTCGCCGAGTTACGGTTAGCCGTAATCTTAGGGGCAGAGGTCGACTGACCGGCCGCATATGCAACCGCGGCACTGATGGGGTTCTTCTTAGGAAACTCCTTCGAGTACCTCGGCGCACCTACAGGGCGACCGGGGGGCAGTGGCTTTCCACTGCTGGGACGCTGGGTCCCGCCATTCTTGGCATTGTTCTTCTTAGGCTTCTGAGCCTTCTTTTGCATGGTGATGATCGTGTATTGGATCCGGCCGATCGGGACCGGACTGTTCATCCAGCGATACGCTCTAGGCGCCTATCAGTGCAGTCTCTCGGCATTTAAAGAGCCTTCGTGAGAGGAGTCGGTTTGTCTGTGGTATTACCCTAACAGCTGCCATTATCGGACTTATGCGATGGGACTTAACCGTCGATACTTCCAGACTCTCTACTAAGCACTAACTTAGCACGTAAATCTTTACCCTCTCTTCCTCATCTGCAAACCAACCGTAAGACGGATTTATGTTCTTGCATAGGACGGGAACGGGAACGTTTTGGACAATTTAAATCGCTGAACCCAAACCAGGTGGTACAGTCTCATGGGCGCCTAGAGCTCCATTGTTGACTATAAACACCTCAACAGTTTAACGTCTTGTTGAGGACCTGTCACCGCTGCGAAAGAGGCAAACGCGGGACACACTCGCTAGACCAACCACTGCTGGACGCAGTGGACGGCTTCCTCCGGGAGGAACCGGTCAGCGACACTCTCGAACTCGTACTTTCGGTTGCACCATTGGAGTCCACTTGGGACAAAGTGCAGTACGCCGTTCACCAATGCCCGCCGAGGGAGCTTCATGCTCTTTCCAACAGAGATAGAACTCACGTTGGTCTCGGTAGCCGGCTTCTGGAAAGGACAAGGAACATCCTCAGGAGCATCGGCAAGATCATAACCGCAGCTTGGTCGCTGTGTGGTTACGGGCAAATCGATCCGTCGCAGAAAAGAACCTGCGAGCCACTTTTGCGTATTCGTGACCTTGAATTTCCAGTCACATGGGGCAATGACACCCATTCCACCTACAGAGCAGGGGAGAAATATATTACGCGTCACTAAGGACAAGTGGCCACCTCGCCTCACAGCGATCGTGCATTCGCGCTGAAGCGCTTTTGGATCGTGGTACTCGAAAAATCGAGTGAGCAGTTCGCTCTGTCTCCCAGGGAGAGAACCTGCCAGTAGGATATTGAGGTTGCAAACCAGACCTCTAGAGGGATCCGCCTTCATATGAGCTTGAGCGAAACGCTCGCGGAGCGTGCTTTCATCAGCAACGCGACAGTAAAGATCATTATCTGTCTCCTTAGAGTCCGAACCACCTTGGACCTTGTGCTCGCCATAAAACAATCCGGCGTTCAGATAGGGAATCTGATAGGGTGTATTAGTCTTACCCTGCACATACTTCGCAGCAAGATCGAGCTGAATAGAAGTAGAGTTCACATTAGCGTAAACCCGGTGGTGGTAGGCCTTGCCTACGCTCATCTTGAGCCCCACCTTCCCGCTCACACGCGCGTGCTCCTCCCAGAGGAAGCGAGGCGCGGCATAGAGCATATCGTCTCCGTTTATCAAAACGTGCTTGAGACGTTCCTCGTCAGACCAGCCTTGTTGAAACGGCTGTGAAACCTTGAGATAGACTCCAAGGTTCGCAAGACAGAGGATCGGGAAAGATAGGATTGAGCCCATGAGCTGGCCATTCTGCATTACGCCACGAAAGACTTTCGTCATCTTCAACCCTTCTTTTTCAGGATAGAACAGGTTGTGCGGTCCGAGAACACGCATCGCGAGGTTGTACTCCTCCTTCGGGAGGTTACCGATAAGGTACCGGAATATAGCACCGGAGTACTTCCATGAGAGACCATCGGTCGCGGCCGAGTAATCTACGGAGAACCACTCGTAGTCACTCTGGGCCTTCTCAGCGCAATCGAGCACATCACAGGGTGAAAAGGGCCTTCCGATCAAACGGAAACAGGGCCTGTGCCTCATTGCAGTATGCAGAGCCTTCTGCAAAGGCGCCATCGTGTAATAGGGAAGAGCTTCTCCCTTACTTATCACCCGGACCTTCATAGGTTCCAGAACTGCCTGAATCGTGCAGTTGATAGGTCGGCGCCAGATATCCCAATGGGATTTTAGGTCACGTAGCTTGGTCCACTGTGTTGTGGGCACGTACCTGATCTCCTTCAAGACGCCAAAAAGCGTCGTCTTGCCACATGATCGTGGTAGGTACACCATTCGGTACAGCTCCGAGTTATAAAAGCCGGAGTCCTGCATACCGACCGTAGAAAGCAGCTCTTCAAGCTGCCCGCCAGCACCACGTGTCTGCTCAAAACAAGCAGATGTGCTCGGACTACGGGACTCGAATGCCTTACCATCTCTAAGCAATTCGGTCATTTCCTTCCGGACGGAGGTTAGGAGTTCCTGGAACGTCCTGTCTGCGAAGATCTCGCGGATAGTCTCCTCGTCCCCAGAATCGGGGGTCGAAAGGGCGGTGTAATGGTCTTCATAAGTCTTCTTCACGATAGACTCTGACGCTGGTAACGCACAGCGCTTGGCCTGGAGCCAAGAGTACCAAAGATGGGTGTTCTTACGAGAGAACACAGTGAGACGTTGGCGAAGCCACGCTCGCAAGTGTCCGGTCGGCTGGAAGACAGTCGCCGGGGGGGTAGGAGGTTCGTTTCTCAGATACTTTGAGAGAGGGTAGGCGAGGGTGTGCTTAGCGCACTTCAGCCAAACCGTTTCGTCACAAGAGGTATCGAGATATCCATGAAGCTGCTCGGAGAGAGCAAGCCGGATGGCCTTGGGGGCACCATGATGTGCCAGAACAAGATCCAAGCCACGAACCAACGCGTTTGTCCGTTCTGGGATGGGAATGGGGACTTCCTCATCCATTTCGACCGTGTCGGGGTTTCGACGCGCGGACACGCATCGACGACCCTGCTCCCGCTGGAGCACGTCGTTGAATTGAGTTGTTGACCTAAGAGTTGACAACATTATCGAGAGATTTAGATCTCAATTCGGAGTGTTTTCTCTGCCTTAATCAGCAGAGGG